CATTTCCTCCTGTACAGCTAATTATTCCACCGCCAAAGCTAGATGTTCCTCCGGTTCCTCCGGTTCCCGCCGTGCTAACACCACCACCACCACCGCCGCCACCACCTCCGACGACTTGAATCTTGATGTAAGATACGCCACCCGGAGTAGTGTATGTGCCACTTCCCGACGTAAATATTTGTTGTGTTGGCGCCGTAGATGAGCCAGACGTTGATGCCTGCCATGTAGGCAGAGCACCTACGCCATTGGACGTTAATACGTAATCTTCAGTTCCTGGTGAAATTGTTGTCGCATTACCGCTTGCGTCCCACGCAAATAAGCTTCCAGCGGTCGCGTCAGCAACTGAAGCTACTGGCAATTGAGAGTAAGTTGATAAGTTACCAGTTCCACTGGAGATTAATGGAAGTCCAACTGTTCCTGGTACAATCGTCGTAACGTTTCCGCCACCATCCCAACTAACCAATGCTCCAGCCGTGTTATCAGCCAATGCGCTCACCGGGATGTTGAGAATTGTGTTGTTATCGAAGTCCAGTGTTTTATTCGTCAACGTCGCAGAGTAAGCGTTCGTTACCACTGTATCTGTGGTTGCTGGGAAAGTTAATGCCGTGCTTCCAGCTATAGCGCTGGCATGCAATGTTGTCGCGCCGCTAGTTGAGCCTTTTAATAGCAGCGTGCTGTCAGCAAATGTCTTTGCGCCAGTGATTTGCTGGCTTGTGGCCAAAGTCACAAATGTATTTGAAGGCTGCGCGAACAACTGAAACTCAATTGGGTCGGTGCCAACAGTAACAACAGTATCTGTTTGAACCCATACGCTTCCGCCATAAGTATTTGTTCCGCTTGGCGGAGGCTTGACCGCAACAATTGTTCCCGGACGAATCTCTGCCGCCGTATCATAATCAGTTGCTCGAGTTAATATGGCCGCCGTAGAGCCGTCTCCAAGCGTTGTAATTGTATAAATTCCATTATCAGCAGTGGCTGTTTGAAATGGGACCAAAACCCTTTGGTTAATGGTTGGGGTTACGCCATCAGCAGTAAACACACCAACAACGTTCATAGTCAGTGTTGCCCCAACTCCTGCTGCGCCATTAGCGTAAGTGGCATTTAAGTTGTCCGTCGTTGAGCACACACATGGGCCGCCGCCAACGGGGATGAACCCGCTAGCGATGGTCGCGACGTATGCTTTAACCGCAGCCTGAGTGGGCACCAGTTCCGCAGAGTCTGCGGAGAAAGTTGGGTCATTCGATACCCCAATGATACCTTGGGTGCTATTCAACTCCCATACGCCCGCACCAGTAGTGTTAAATGAAAATCCACCGTTGGTTTGTGAGTTAATGAAATCGAAGTTGTTAACGTCTAAGTCACCGCCGAGCTTCAATGTTCCGGGGAGAATTAGTGCGGATGGAAGACTAAATACCGGATTGCCGCCCTCAGTGCCATTTGTCACAGCAATCTGGTTAGATGTTCCGGTTAATGTTCGCGAAACCAATGCGCCAGTTGATGTGGTGACCGTTACAAACCCAGTAGATAAGGAGGATAGCGCAAAGCCATTGACCAGCGTCCCATTATTTACCTGTGTAATTATTGTGGAGTTAGCCAAATCCTGGACTGTTTTGCTAACAACACCCGACTGGTCTTGTAACCCAATTAGGGAAGCACCCTCATCAACTAAGTGAGAGGCCAATAAAGCCAATACTTCAGCGACACTTCCTGAGTCATCCAGGATAACCCATTCGGCAAGGAGAGGGTCATAGTACTCGTAAAGCTGGTCAGTTGTGTTAAATCTCAGGCGATAGTACATATCTGATGAAGGTGTTGGCCTAGCAGCAGTTGTTCCTGGAGGCAGGAAAGTCCAAGGGTTATTGAATTTAGCATTGGTGCCGCTATCAAGTCCGACCGTGATTGAATCATTCTTAATGTCTCCGGCGCTCGCAAACTTACTAAATGTTATTGTAGATATCGCCATGACCAATCCTTAGTTAGGGATGCTTCTTATAGAGATTCCAAGCCATGCTGCCGCGTCCGGAGTAATCGCACTCAAAACAGTGCCCCCTACAGCGTATCTTTGCATTCCTGGAACTACAAACTCTACAAAAGGCTGTTGAGTCGCAGTTCCTGCCGATGCAATAGTTGGTGTTACTCCATATCCTATGAAAATATTCGCATTGCTGCTACACCCAAATGTCAAAATAAACTTCTGAGTGTTGTTTCCGGGCAAAGTAACCGCTAAGGCTGTGTTAGTTGCCAGTGTAAGCTGCTCTTCTGTGTCACTAAACCCGATTGATTGGTCAAAGCTACTTGTGTAACGTAATGCCATTTTAAATTCTCCTTATGCCACCAAGCCAAGTCGAGCATCGCATGAATACTGGAATCTAATTATGAGGTATGGTGAGTTAATGTTTGTCACACCTGCACTCACAATAGGAGATGCGGTGTATGCCTCGAACAGTGTTCTCTTGTTTGACAAAGCGACCTGCCTCCAATTCCCAGCCAATGCAACTCCCGGGAAAGTAACTGGTCCACCATTACAGAATAAAACGGCCTGGATATTGTTTGGGTTTCCATCCAAGGAACTGTAGGTTGTAAATAAAGGGCTTTGTGAGCGCTTATATTCCATGAACTCCACCTGCAGTGGTCCAGCATATCCAAATAAGTTTGTGACTCCTGTAAATCCGAGCGGCTGAACGTTATTCTGAATGTTAATGGAGCCTGCAAACGTACTGAAATTATCAGGAAGCAATCCAGGAAGAGTTGTTTTCTCGTAATAGTACCAACACTTTCTGAGCATCTGTTCATAGGTAAGCGTATTAGCACTAATGGCAAATTCATTTGGAACTAATGATGCTTCACTGAAGATTAAAGAGTCAGCAGTTGATGCTTGGCTCATGCTTCCAGTGGTATAAATAACTAATGCGGCGTACATAGTTGCAGTGCTTGCTGCCGGCATTTGCATTCCCTCAAAAACGATATCTTGAAAGCTTGTTGAGTTAGAAAGCGTATAAGTTGGGTCGTTCTTTGGTGTTACTGGAGTCCATCCACTTGAGAATACCGGCGTATCTGCTGTAGCCCATGATGCAATAGGCACTGTCTGGGAAATCGTAGTTGGTGCTGTGCTTCTCCAAATCAACTTCATCTTCACGCCAACTGTTGTTGAATGCGCGGTTGATAGTCTTAAGCTAACCAATGAAGACAGTATCGAGCCCCAGTAGGGCGCCAACGTTGCTGTGTCGATATACTGAATCATTGCAAATTGGTTTGTGCCCGTAACCGCTGTTATAGTAAATCCGAAATTATCAGATGCTGCCGCTTGACTGGTGGCTACGTTGTTACCAGAGGCGCTATTCACATATTGTCTCTGAACAATTACTGTTTGGTCTGCGGTATATTGGTTCACTGCAACGTTCGATGAGGACGTCGTCGTGAACTGCCATGGGTTTTGACCGAAGTTCCACCCTGCGAGAAGGCTGTCTTTAGGCTGAAATAGTATAGAGTTTCTGTAATAGTGGAATGTTTGGTCAATCTGTCTTTCGAGCGTCTCTTGTTCATAGTTAATGACCTCAGCCACGTCTTGTCCAAGTAATTGAACGCTCGTGATAACATACGTGCCAGCAACTTGTAAATTAATTGTAAAGACAGTTGACGCAGTAGCTGCTGGCTCAGTATTTGTTGAGGCATCAACCTCTACCGCGCCCAAATAAGACTGCAGAGTGGACGTCAATATAGTTGTTCCAATCACTTCTTTTGTGTACGGAACGTCTGGATAATTCAATGTAGCCGATAATGTAGCGTTAACAGAGTCGGATGACGCGCTTAACGCTACAGAAACACCCTCTCCAGCCCATAATGCGCCATTATTTGCGAAGGTTTGGCTCAATGTAACTGTATTTGCGCCCGTAGTAGTGATGCTTAATCCATAAGATGCGTTCGTAGAGTCAGTTGTTGAGCCTGTAAATGTCACCTGGCTGATTGTCATCGCACTGCCGTTGCCGGTTAACGTCCAGCCTGGGGCGATATCTAACGCATCACTAGAGCTAGTTGTTAGGGTTCCGTTGAAGTTTACTAGAGAGAATTGTGGATTGGTAATCTGGTTGGAGGTTTGTGCCGCTGTTTCTCCTCCAGTTCCACTTCCGTCTCCCTGGGGGACGTAGTTTTGTATCAAGTAAACCAGATTATCGGATTGGCTATTGCCATCCCTAATCTCTAATCGGTAGACAGAGTTTTTATCCCAGTACATGTTATTAGGAAGCGTTCCGTTAGCTAAGAACTGGATTGGGTTAACCCAGGGAACATTACCTTGATAATCTTGATAGATGGTTGCAGGAAGATAAGGGAGCGTGTTTTGCAGGACGAACATAAAATACGAGTCGTCTAGCTGTTGGCCCACTAAGTCAACAAACGACCATACAGGATTTATCCCTCTTTCTAGCATCGCCATGCCCCACATTCAAAGTCCCTATCATGACATTATCATACGCTTTTTTGGGCGTTTTTCATACCATAATAGGTTGATCAATTAATATCTTTGTGCTATATTTTTATCCACTAATATCCGTGGAAGAATATTATGCACTTTAACCTAATAGAATTAATGCTTATTGTAATGGTGGTCTTTGTATTTGGCGCCTCCGAAGATTAACTCTTCTATTTAAAAAAGTCCTTTCCTTCTGTGAACCCAATCCCAGAGAGCGCCCCTCCGGCAAGCACGCCAAGTCCTCTCTTAATCCATGGGTGGTGTAAAAACAGTCCTGGGTATCGCCTGGATAGCTCAATCATGAATTGGTCATCCTTTCTAAGCTCTTTTACTGCCGTAGCTGGCCTCTTTGTTCCTTGCTCAACTTCTGTTATAGGCTCTAATCTGCGATATGGAACTACATTTTCTCGATATTGATTAGATAATTGTGCGTAATCTCGAGCAAGATGAGGCCTTGAGCCAAAGGCGTTTTCATTAAACATAGCTTCTTGAATTTGTCTTCTGGAGTCCTGGGCCGCCCTGTAAACTCTATTTTGAGTAGGCGTTAATCCGCCTCTTCTATCTATAGAGTCAAGATGCCTCAACAGTGACCCTAATTCACTTTGCGCCCAATGAGCATTTTCAATGGTTGGATTTTGCAAATAATTATTTAACGATTCATTATGTCTAGCAGTTGTATGTCTAGTGATATATGGCGCATTCTCCGCGGTTTCTCTGAGTGGAATTGCATGATTGACGCCCTCATTAGAAGCTCTTTCAAATAAATTTGAATAATCTTGAGCAGCCTGCGCTGTTCTTTGTGCTTTGTGCTGAGATATCCTATTAACAATTCCTCTTGATGTAACTGGCGGGATAGCTCTTCCAGCTAATCTTGCTAATGGCCCCCCGGCAATAGCTAACGGCGCTACTCTCAATAACTCATCTCCTGGCTCATACCCTTCTGGCCCAACACGCTGAGCTGTATCTCTTGGTAGAATTGACTCAGGCACTCTGAGGCTCGGAGTTCCCTGTGACCACAGTCCTTTCCTAACCATGTAGTCACGGAGCTCGCCGGGTTTCTGTGCCGCCTCCGCAAGACCTGCCCAGACGTTTCTAGTAGCCCTTGGAACTTGACCCCTCGCTAGCTCAGGATAAAAGTTAATCGCCTGTCGTCCTGCTCCAAATGCTTGCCCCGGTAAATCAAGGAGAGCTCCGGGAAGACCTGAAAGGGCTTGCTTTCCAGCTCCATAAATATCTTTAATAACCCCAGGGAGCCCCATCGTCTCTTGCTCTTGTTGCATCGGCTCCATTTCTTGCTGAGAAGGAGCGCTAGGAGCAAGTCCCTTTATTTTATATTGGGGGGGTGTCTGATTTGCTAACCCCTTAATTCGATACTCAGCCATTACATAGCTCCTTTTGCCTTAGCATCTGCATAAGTCATGGTTTCTTCGCCATTGGGCCCCTCTACAATAACCATATCTGTATCTTTGTAGGTTTGCGCGGAAGGTGTATGGCCATTACCAAGGTCTATAAGTTTCCTGGAGTTTTCGATAGCCTCTATCGTTTCTTTTTCCATGGCCTTAATCTTACCAAGTGCAACTTTTGCATTTTCCCCAAAAGAAGCCTTTCCAGCTAATGCTGTTTTCAAAGCCAATTGGTTTCCACGCTGAGACAGCTTTCCTTCGGTGGCCGGCAATGTGTCGATGATAATCTTATTGAACTTCCCAACATCCTCGTCATTGGCGAACCTAGAAGACAATCCTGGATATAGCTTACCAAATAAGTGTGGCTTATCAGTCGCAATCCTTTTGAGTTCTCTAATGTTTTCTAGAGTCGTCATTAGATGTGGCAAATCCTTCTCTGCAGAATCTTTCTCTTTTCGCGCTTGCTCTTGAGCTTTGACCTTTAGTTTCTCTTCTTCTTTCTGTCTTGTGGTCTCAACTTCCCGCATCTGCTTCTGCTGAGGAGATTCTTTGTTCATGAAATCCAAATCAATGCCAGCATTCTTAAGCATAGCTCTAGCCATTGGGTTCTTTGCCAGCGCTTCCCAGTTAGGTCCTTTTGGAGCTGTTTGCGACGGGGCTTGTTGTTGCGAAGCCATAGGATTGTTCTCTATGGTTCCGCCATTCCAAGTGCCATCAGGATTTTGCATATCCCCGACATCTCCACCCCATCCAGGGGCGCCCTGTCTGTTAGGCATTCCTTGGTCAACAGGGCTTTGTCCTCCCATATCTGATGACTGCCCTGAAATCATCTCCATCATCTTCTGGAAGTAATTGGATTGAGCCTCTGGATTGTATTTAAGCTCATTCATCATGTGCGCATCTTGGAGCGCCTGAAGTTGTGGCTGAAGCATAGCTTGAGCTCTAGCGCCAGCAGCTCCTTGCAATCCAATAGATGACTTATGGTAGTTAACCATGTCGTTAATCTTTTGCTGCTCGAGGCCGGCTTGTCTTATCCGATTGAAGATATCATTGAAGCCTTTTGTGCCTTCAGTGAGATAATCAACTGGCGTTCTGCCGATTGGAATTAACCCAGTTAGTGCCATGATTAATACCCTCCATAACTTTGTGGTGGCGTGTACATGCCGTATCCTGGCGAACCTTGTTGTGGTGCCCAGGCTCCTCTACCCATTCCACCCTGACCCATTCCGCCTGTTAGATATTGTAATCCGCCCTGACCCAAGCTGCTTAGTAATTGCATAAGCATATTTGAGCCGGCATTCTGTCCACCAAAGGTTAACCCTGCTTGGGTATTCCCTTGATTAATAGAGTTCTGTCCCATTTGTCCTGCGGCATTCATCCCATTATTTGCTTGCCCGGTTCCAATGCCAATGCCCGTGAGATACTTTTGCATTAAGTCATTCATGTACTGCTGTCTATCGGCATTCATGATGTTGGTTGAGCCTTGCTGGAGGTTTCCAAGCGCAGCACTTGACCCAAGAAGACCCATTGAGCCGGCAGCATTCATGCCTGAGTCCATGGCTTGCGTCTGTAGCTGTTTGGCATAAGGACTCATTTCATACCCTTCTGCCCACTGATTCTGTAAGTCAGCTGGATTTGAGAGATTGTTTCTTTGGTCTGTAAGCCAGTTGTTGGCGCCTTGGCCGCTTTGATTATACGGGTCTAAGTAGCCTTGAGCTTGATTGTAGCCTGCTTGTGACTGAGCTGCTGCTTTATCATAAGCCCTTTTTGGATGTAGCAAATTTGATAACCAACTCATGATATTCCCCTTATTTATGCAACAACCAGTCCGCCAACCGATAAGAAATAGCTTACTGACCATGTCGTATTTTCTGTAATACACATTACCATTATTGTGTCGTATCGATTCGAGCTAGCCAACGAGCCTCCGGAGCTTGTTGCTCCTGAATCAATATGTATTACCTGTCCTGCATTTGCCTGTAGCACCCATCCACCTGAGCCATTGCCTTGAATCGCAACCTTATCCCCTGGCTCAGCAGAAGTCGGTAAGGTTACCGTGGTCAGCGATGAGCTCGTGGGAATAAACCCTGAGTTCGGCAGTGCTTGTTGAGCGATATCACTTGTCGTGAACATCTGAACAATTGACGACTGTATCTCTTCAAGCGTTGTATTTAGCGTATCTACAAGTGTTGAGAGCCATCTCTGGAGCTCAAACGTTAAGTTATTCCCTTGTAGCGGTACGGCATCAATTCTTTGCAGAAGAGTCGAAATAGAAGCCATTACGATTGGCCTCCACTTGAGCGCTCAACTAAGTGAATTCCTCCCAGTATCACAATGGGTGAAGGACTCACGCAAACTAATTTATAACATCTGTTTCTAGATAACCCGCATTGGTACCAGCGCATTCTCCAGGAGTAAACGCCTAACTGGCTAAACTCTAAAGTATCTACAGTGTAGAAGCTCACACCACCATCATCTGATACGAATAGCTCGATGCTTGGCTTAAACAACTTATTGTATGTGGTGTCATCTAGTGATGGCTGATTGGTGCCATCCTGAATAATGTATGTCTGCCCATCCTCAGCCACCATGTAAACGGTATCTAAATCCGTTGGCTCTTCTTTAACGATGAATGTCGTGTTAATGAATGGCGCATCAGAGTTAATGAACGTTTGCTCGCCCCATACGAAGTCAATCTGAACCCATTTTGTGACGAACTCACTGTAATCTTCCTCGGAATAGATGGGAGTAACGAGCTCATAACGCATTGGGTAAGACAGGTATGCGTCTATCGCCTGACCATTAGACTGGTCTGGATTTCTAAGCTCATTCACATACACATTTCCAGCCATAATATAGAGCGTGTCTTGCCCCAATACGCTAACTAAATGGTAGTTATTAAAGAAGACATGGTCATGAATCAAGTTCCTGTCGCCATCAAGCTCTATTCTTCTAGCCCAAGTTCCTGTATCAAAGTTGTATTCAAGAGAAGCCGCTGATTCATTAATCAGTAACTGTCCATTTGTTTCTTCAAAGCCTGCCGAGATACGGTAAAATATCGAGTCCTCGTATTGGTATAGGAAGCCAGATGCTGTTTCTATCAGAAAGGGTGCCGCAGGGCTGTTTGTGGCCGACTGTTGAAGCAATACGTTAATCGCTTGTGTAGAAATTGGCTTCGGCATCTGGCCATCAGAAGACATAAATGTTACGAGCCCATTTCTATTCTGAGCAAGCCATACCATTCTTCCGAAGTCCACATCAACAGAATACGGGTCAGCTAATCCATAATCCCACTCATAACTTGTGTTCTTCTTCCAGGGAAACTGTGTAGTTGCTGTGGTAGTCTGTATAGTACTTGGAACGTTTGTCCAAATACCCGTCGTAAAGTCAGTAAAGATGTATAGTTGATTGTGCAGGGTTTTCATCTGCTGAATAACCCCGGACTCCTGGGCAAACACTGCTTGACCACCAACACCACTAGGCACTGTAAATAAAGTAGCAGCGTTAAATGTTCCTGTATCTGTATCGGCGCAGTTCACCTGAGTTAACCTAAACTCCGAGCTATTGCCTGCTGAAACTACGAATCTATTTCCAAATGCTGCCACATAAGTTGGCCGAGGAGGTACGTTAGTATCAGTGATTGTGGTCATTGTTGGTGGACTAACTGATTCATTGATGATGTAGCAGTTAATGCCGTCTGTAAGCATGCAAAATACTGCCTGAGTCTGCGTGTCAGCAGTAGCGCCCTGTATTAATGGCAAGAAATCAAACCAAACAGGTGTAGCGGTTTGAGTAAAGTCACTGTTACTTAGTAAAATACTGTTCCACGTCTTGCTAACCTGGTAAACATTTCGCCCAACAATGACATACATAAAGTTAATGGACTTAAATATTGCTCTTGGAAAGCCATTAAACTGCAAAAGATTCACATTATTGACCGAAAGATGCTTTCTTCCCATGGCAGGGTACATAGCCATCTGTCTTTTACCAGTGGGGGCTTGCGTCAAGTACCAGTTAGCACAATCCTGTGGAGAAAATTGCAGGAATCTCTGTCTATCGTAGTAGGTGAATATGTTAAGCGGCTTTATGGGCATAGTTAAATCCCCGCTCGTACGCGCCACGCACCGTTTAGCCAGCTTTCTTGGTTAATATTGATGTCTAAGTTGACTGGAGATACGCCAATCATGGAAGCCCTGAGCTTCATGTAGCTATCTTCAAGCTTCTCAGTCCATGCTTCAGAGCGCCCAGTGAAGTCTGCTAAGTACTTCGCAATGGCATACATAAAGAATAACTGATAATAAGTAGGGAGTGATGACATGTCATCGTTTATGCTAAATGCAAATAACTGAAACTTTCCGAAGAAAGATAGCTTATATACCTGGCTTGGCGCTGGAAATATCTGGCATGTTGTAACGTTAGTTCCTGGAACCACAATGATGTACCTAGGAAGCCCCGCTAATGGCTCGTATTTGTAGCTCGAATAGAACTCAGTACGCTTCTCATCAATCAATGGGTAGGTTACGCCATCCAGTGTTAGCCATGCGTTCTCTAGGCTTGCTAAACGCCCTTCTGAAGTGATATCTGGTGTGGGCGTGTAATCAGGCTGCCCAAAGGTAACAAATTGCTGCCCAATGCCAATGGTGTAATCAACCTGCTTCTCAACAGTAAGCATCAGTGTTGTACCGCTATACTCATTCAGGAGGGTATTTAAGATTCGGAGCGCTTGGCTCTGAGTTCTATCTGGCATCGTTGTTGTTGGGGAGTTCGCACTAATCAACTGATAGCAGTCGTTTAAGAAATCTCTTACCGTGATTGTGGGCTGTGACATTTCTTACCCCCTTTACGCTTGATGGAAACGACTTTCGCGTCTTCTAATTCCATCGAATTCGAGGGAATATCCGATTTATCTGCAAACCATACGCCACTAGAAATTAAATCACTAAATTCTTGATAGCTTTTCGCTAACCTTTCGCCTGCGCTGTTGTACACAAAAGCACAAAAATACTCTCTCGAGACCCATCTTCCGCGATACAAAACTTGAGTGTCCATTGGTTTACTCATAACCTTCCTCGAAAGATAACGTGCCCGTGCTTTCGCAGAGGGACACGCCATTGTTGTTCGCTGTTCGCGAACCACGAACATTAACTCATTACAGTTACAGCAAACTCTGGGTTAATTGCAACACCCGCGATAATGTCGAGTCGGTCTAACTGAACGTAGTTACGGATGTCAGCACCTAGTGTATAGGTCATTGCCATCTTATACAGGTCACTGTAAGTCGTTACTGCTTCGACACCACCCTTCAATTCAGTGATTGGAGGAGCTGCGAAGATAATCGCTTGGTTGTGGAATGCAATTGACTCGTTATGGTCATCTGCAAGCAACAATTGAGCACCGTTAGGAATCGCGCCACTGATGTTCTGACGAGCACCAGAGATAACTATCGTTGGACTAACAGTTACTGTGGCATTACCACCACTATCAGATACCGTATCACCGACCACAACGAATTGCGCAGTTTGAGTTAAGTCCTCGTATGTCAATGGGTTAACCATGTAAACGCCGGCACTAGAAGCAAATTGAATCTTGTCACCATTGTAGAATGCAGTTGTACTAGCAACCAATCCTGTTAATACGAAAGTGTTTCCGCCAGTAATAGGACCGTTAGTAATAGTACCTGCCAACTTAAATCCAGCTGGGGGCGAGCCACCAGTTTGACCAGCGCCTGCGATTTGACGTTTCAAGAAGTTAGTCTTGAAGAAATCAAAGCCAGATAAGTGACCAATGAATCCATCCATTAACGCGCCACGGTTAACAGTCATGTTAAACACGGTGTATAAGTCATTGGATAAAGTTGCAGACACGGCCGGGCTATTCGCGAAGTAACGGTTACCGTCTTCTGGAATACCTAATTCAGTCATGTAGGCATCAGTATTCAATACTGTTTGGAAGTCAATGGGGACGCCTGGAGTACCAGTTGTTTGGTAAACAGCAGGTTGCAAGTTCTGTGTACAAATGAACTTCTCAACGTTGTTCGCAAGAATCTTAGCCCTCGGCTTCAACATCATATCCAAGTATGGTTGGTCGCGGGCGCGGTCAAATGTTAACTCCATGCCGTTGAAAGAAACCATTGAGTGGAATTGTGTATCGATTGTTAAAGGACGAACTACTTGAACAACTGCTTCATCAGTTGCTGTAGCACCATATCCACCTAAGAAGCGCTCTTCTAAACGGTAGTTAATGGTTTGGCCAGTTGCGTACTTTAAGTTGCGGAAATCTGCTTCTAAGTTACGGTTACTGACTTTTGCGAAATTAAGATAGTTAATGTAACGAATAAATACTTCGTCTAAGATATACTGTGTCGTCTGAAATATATTGCTCATAGCGTTTCACTCCGCCAATGAATTATAAATCCCATTTCTGGGCCCTATTTTCACTGCCGGTGGAAGCAATATATACGCACCATATTTGTCAGACGGATGACTTTTACGCGTCAGAATAAGTTTACAACTAAAAAATAGGATAGTAAATGAGCGAAATATGTAAAGTAGAAGGCTGCGGCAAGCCAAAAGATAAATCTCAGGGCTCGAGCATGTGCACAATGCACAGAGTTAGATGGTCTAGGCATAAGTCGCATGATTTGCCGGCAAAGCCAGGGCTTCCAGATGGTGTGTCTAAGATTTGCAAAAGGCACGGGAATCTAACTAGAGATGAGGTTTATTTAAACGGCAAAAATGCTCAATACCAGTGTAGGCATTGCAAAAAAGAGGCATTTATTAGATACAAAGAAAAAAACTCAAATAAAAAAAACACAAGGAATTTTATTCATGTCGGTGGATACCAGAATAGAATAGTAGTGCATGTAAACAAATATGAAGAGCTAGCACTGAAGCAAAATAATTTATGTAAAATATGCAAATCCCCAGAAACAATGGTCAATAATAAAAGAGGGGTGGTAAAGCGTTTGGCTATAGACCATTGCCACAAAACAAACAAGATAAGGGGATTGCTTTGTCATCACTGCAATGTGTCCCTAGGCGGATTTAAGGATTCGATTGAGCTTCTAAAAGCCGCCATAGAGTATTTACAGGAAAATTCTTAACGCGCACGCTCTTTGCGCATTCTTCGCTCTTCGCCAAGAAGCTTGTCATCAATATTCCAAGTTCGCTCTTTCTTCTCAGCCACATCACCTTTAACGGCCTCAATTGGCTTTGGTGCTGAAGTAGTTTGTGTTCTTGCTTTGCGCATGCGTTCATCCAATCTGCCAAGCTCTAACGCTCTCACTTGGTCATTGGCTATCTTTGAGATTCGCTCAAGTTCCTGGGGCTGTGTTTTGGCTGCCGCATAGATGAAAGCTGCTGGGTCAGTCATTCCTTGCGTTGCCATCACCATATCTGGCGTAATGGGTTTCCCAAATACAACTGATTCAAAGTCAGCATATTTTGATGCTCCCTCGTTAAACTTAATCTCGAACTCTGCTTGCTGACGGGCGGCTTGTTGTCTGTGCTGGATTTCACGCTGCTGCTGCTCTCGAGTTGTGAGACGATGGTCGATAAACTGTTCAAGCTGAGCTTCCCAATTAGTATCATCACTAACGTTGGCAGGAGGATTATCATTACTAGGCACTTTCTGTCGAAGCTCTTCCATCTCCTGTCGTAATCTAAGCATCTCAGCTTCATGCTTCCTTGCTTGTTTAGAGAGCCTTTCACGTACAGCTGCGTTTTCCATCGGAACTTCGTTGCCATAATCATCAACCTCAACCTCAGGCGCCACTTCCTTTGGCTCTTCGGTGTTAATTGTTTCACGTGGAACATCTTCCGATTCTGGCTCTGAAACTTCTGCTTCAGGCTCCGGTGTTAATTCATCTCTTTGGCTTACATCAATTAATGGCTCTTTGTGCGCGTTAGGAGAGACATAATCAGCCTCTACCTGTACCAACAAATCATCAATGTTGCTTAGATTCGACATGTTTACTCCCTGTGTTTTTGTTGCGTCATCTTGGTGTGTTCTGATGAAGCGTGCGTTAATAGTCGAACTAGGTTGTTAGCGTGAGCGATTGACTCATCACTCTGTGTGCGGCCTGTCTCTGCTAAATAGCGCAATTCCATTTCCATCAATTCTGCTGCTGCGGCCTTTCTTTGGTCTTCAAGTTGATGCCACTTCAATTGCATTTCCTGCTCAGATAGCTGTGCGTCCATAGCAAGCTTCTGTTTCTTCTGCTCAAGGTCAGCCTCTTTGAGCTGTAGCTCTTTCATCTTCGCAATAAACATCGGGTCAGGCTGCGGTTGTTTAGGCGGCATAGGTTGACCGGTCTTACCTGCCTCGATTACTTCTGGAGGAACAATCGTTCGGAGTCTATTCCGAAGCTCAATGTTATTCATGAGAGGAAGATTCTCTACGAACAGGTCTGCCATTAGGTTAAACAAGTCTGGATTAGCCTGAAGGATGAGTTGCATCGAGTTCAGCGCCTCTTCCTTCTGCCCTTCCCAGCTAGGTCCTGGCACTAATCGGATAGTGTAGCGTCCTTTAGTCATGTCGTGCTGAGTCTGTGTGCCGTACTCATCCATCTGCTTGTTGATGGTGATAGGTTCGACACCACGCTGTTTCATGTTTAGCATTACAACACGCTCAGTATCGTAAACTGTGGGTATCATCTCATCGACAATTTGTGCGCAACAAGCAACAGCGCGATTGAGATTATCAAAAGGGAGATGCGTATTGTAAGAGCTGCGTTTGTTTCTCGCATCAATTGCAATCTTAGAGACCTCATTACTCTTTTCACCGATAAACGCATCATACATTCCTGTGCAGGTTTGAATATCACGTTCCGCCCTCTCATATTGTTGGACAAGTGAGACCGATAGCTCTGGTGGCTTAAGTTGCATTGGCACGAACCCATCACTAGCGGGGTCGAACACCAATCCACCTTGTACGTTAGACGGGTCACGCCAAATGGCTTGAGTATCTCCGCTCCGTACGTTCTCTTTACTCACCAAGAACTGGTCATATCTTCCTATCTTTACCAGATAAGCAGACTGCGTGCCAAGGTAATTAATGTATCGTTGTGCGTCCTTTGTGTCTTTAAAGAACGGCCTGCACACTTGCGTGCCTTCTTTGTTCCAAAATGAGTTCTGGTCAACGAACACAAGAGGTAGTTGCTTGCTAGGAAAGTCTGATGCCTCTAGTTCCCAATCTCCGGCATATAGGTATTTCTTAACCTTGTAGTCTGCAGTGTTACGCTCGTTCACAATAGTGACCGGCACGCCATCCGCATTAAGCAGCATCTCTTTGTCTTCAATCATGATGCGCTCAAGGTCTTTGAACTCCTCATCATTGACTGTCGAGCCATCTGACAGCTGACGAATTTTCTGACGCTTGTACTTTCTTTCCCACCAAGTGACCAAGGTAACTGACTCATCATCATTGAACACCGAGCCTTCTTCGATATTTGATGGAGGGATGTCTTGCTCTATCTCTTTGCCGTAGATGGACGCAAACTTCTGTCTGGACATCCTGCTCTGTAGATAGCAGAACATGCCATCTGTTTTGCATGAACTGTTTGCTGATAAGTCCCATCCAGCTCTGGTTGGTATCTTCTCTTCTCTGATTCGGATGACTTGGTTGAATGAGTAGTCATTCTCGTACTCCGTGTCCACGTAGAAGCAACCATATCCGCCACATAATGCAGATTGGAAGGCTGTCTGGAACACTTCCTTTGACTTGCTATCAAATGTAATGTCATGAACAAGAGCTTCGCGTACTTCAACCGTTTCTTCAGGTGTGTTGTTATCTGGAACGCACTCAATTGACGGTGTATTTTGCCTCTGTTCGCCTAGCAAATGGTTGGCAAGAGGCGCTAGTTTGTTAAAGGTGAGCGGAATCTTCTTGTATGTCTCAAATACACGCGCCTCTTCATCCAGCCATTGGTTGCCCCAGATGAACTGCATGTACTCGTTGTACGTGTTCTTGTTGTCCTTCCAATAATTCTCCCAGGTGGCGATTCTTTCTTGTATTTCCTGGGCCTTTTTAGGCTTTTTACGTGGCATAACATCATCCTATCAGTTACATAGCAAATAGTGTATCAGATAAACAGGCTCCTGTGATGCTGTGGGATTAAGTTGGCCTGGAAGCTACTTGTTCCTACGTTAGGGCCCATAGCAAATGTCATCATCAAAGCGTCTGCGAGGTCACAAGATGGCATTCCTCGCTTCCTGAGGTCGTCTTTGCTTTCAATGAGGAGCTGTCCATTACTTCGATGCTTGAATCCAAGACTACAAAGGTCGGAGTGCAGTTCATCTGAGTCTGGAATCTGTACGGGAATCTCTCCCATGAGCCAGTCTCGCATCTCTGACCATAACTCAGCTCTAAGGTTACCGAACCTTTCTTTGTCGTTGGCGCTTCTCGCCACATTAATTCCTTCGACACAATGAAACCCCATCTCTTGTAGTCTATCTACGACACCAGCGCCAATACCAATCGAGTCAATGAAGACCTTGGCTGGCTTCTCTTTCTCAATCATAGTCTTGAGCTTACCCGCGAGCTCCATTGTGTTGTAGTTCCTGAGAATTTCGCAATCAAATGCGACTCTTGCCTTACGCTTAATGATAACGCAACGGTCATTGTCACCGATGGCCGGGTCAACGCCTATAATCAGCGCGCTAGAGCGACAGTCAATCGATTGCTTGCGCGCCTTGGCAACATAAGGAGAAGGGATGAACGTGTCATCTACAGGGTTTAAAAAGGCATCTGCGGCACAGCATGGATATTCTTGGTTGAATAGCTTTACACCGAGGTCGTGGTCGCTAGAAAACTGTCCTATCTTAAACCGTCTCCAATAGATATGTTCTCGTGTCATGCCATTAGGCTCATACAGCGATAGCAGCTGGCTCTCATCTTCGGATAGATGTATCTCTTCTGGTAACTGGTTGTAGAAGGCTCGGTACTCGGGCTGCCAGTACCATGGCACGAAGATAGCTTGGAAGTTCGACTTCCCTTGTTCGCTAGCTACCCAAACAGAATGGAAATAATTGCCAATTCCGTTCGCAGTAGACTCAAGAATAATCTCCGTGCCATCCTGTTCTCCCACTGCTTGCATAAGTCCTTGGGCATGCTCGGCTGCGTTTGGCCAAAAAGCCACTTCCGAGCCGTGTAGCAGTTGGACAGTTTGAGAGCGTCCAGTTCCTTTAGCCCCTGCTGTTCCAATTGCATATCCGCTATCCAGGGAATCAAATCTGAGCTCTTTAACTGAGTCTCGTCCAGCTCGTGGACATAGCCCAGAGGGTAAGTGTTCATAATACCTCTTGGTCATCTCGAATAGATTCTTGGTTGCTGCTGCTTCATGGGTCAGGATGAATGTCTTGATGCCCATGTTAGTGATTGTCTTGTGGAAATAACGAGCCTGAACGTAGGTGGAGCATCCCTGCTGGCGTCCCTTTAGGATTATCGCCCTGACTTTCCCTGTTTCAGCTCGTTGCGCTTCTAGGCGCTCATGTATGTACAATTGCGCTCTATTCAGCATGAACTCTGTGACTAAGCCTGATTTCGTGCGTATCTTGAAGAAGTTCTCCGAGAAGAACCTGAAGTCACGTAGTTGAGAGAGGTTGTCCATACTTTTCGATATGCTCCTTCTCTACTTCTTTCTGCATCTTGCGTAAGAAGATGACCTTTTGCTCTTCAACAAGCTCACGAAGCCGCTCATTACCCATAAACTTTGTGTTGCCTTTGTATTGCATGGCCTCGAGCATCATCAATAGATGCGCTTTCATATTCTTGTGCTCTTCAGCCTTTAAAGTCATGACAATACCTTGTTCGTGACTATCTTATGCAATGCCTCAATGCGTTTATAGCATTCTTGGACATGGCCAGTAAGTTGGTTAAATTGGTCTTGGAGTGTAGCGTGGCTCTTGATAAGTTCAACCATCTGTATTTGCTCAACAGTTGCTTCTTCAAGTATTGGGATTTCTAATGTTTCTCTATCTGGCTGAAGCATTTTTCGTCCTTTTAATTAGCCCGAGATTTATGCATGATAACAGAGGCCTCCGGGCTTATCCATTTGGCGGATGTGCCGGATTCTCACCGGCTTCTCTCTTTCGAGCGCATTAGCATTTATGCTATCAACCTCATACCCTAACTGAGCTAATCAGGTTTGGCGTTTAACGGTTACCCGTTTATTCTTTTCTACCCAGGAGCTGCTCAATGAGCGTGTCTCTGACATCTTTAGGCGGAATATCAGAGTAATCTTCTCTGAATCGGTTCTTCATCGTAAATTGCCAGCTAGAGCCAGCAAACTTATCGATGCAACCTGTTACGCCTTGCTTGCCTATTCCTTCCCAGAATTTCTGAGAGAGTCGCTCGCCCTTCTTTGCTATCTTGCTNAAAGGGTGATTCTTGTCATTCTTCCATTGGTAGTATGTTTCCCTACTAATGTCTAAATCACAGCACACACTAACAATACTTTCCCCTTCCTTGAAGGCATTTAGGGCTATCTCATCCATTGAAGGGTCATACTTT